CTGAGTTGTACTAAGGGTGTCGATAGACTCTTTGATGTTCATACTCGCAACAACACATTGTTGGAGCAAGCTATTCATAATTTGAATAACCGGACTTTTGAGTCACGGTATGAAATAAGAGAGTCGTCGCGCGGTACTACTGTCGACAAGACCTCGGACAAGCGTAGAATGATAGCCGTCGAGCCAACATTGAATATGTATTTTCAACAAGGCTTGATGCTAATGTTATACGCCCGTTTAATGTCCGTAGGGCTTGATGTAGAGTCCCTTCCCCAACGACACAGAGATTTAGCTAAGATTGCATCGGTGAACCGTTCTTACGGTACCATCGATTTTTCTTCTGCTAGTGACACTGTGTCTTTTGAACTGGTCAAGTTGCTTTTGCCACCTGATTGGTTCAGAGCCTTAAACATGGTTCGCACTCCTTCGATGGAGTTAGATGGTGTTCCAACACCTCTAAACATGTTTTCGACTATGGGGAATGCAACAACGTTTCCGTTGGAGACTCTTATTTTCTGGGCACTTGCCTGCATGAGTCATCATTTAACCGTCGGTGATCCTGGTTGTCTTGTAACTCCAAAGACAAAAAGGGTCTGCTCTGTTTTTGGTGACGATTGCATACTGCCAACCGAATCATGTCCGTTGTTTATACGGGTCTGTGGTATGGTTGGTTTCTTGGTCAATGAAGAGAAATCTTTCATTGATCCGGAGCATTCGTTCAGAGAATCCTGTGGTGGTGATTACTACCACGGGCACGACGTGAGGCCTTATAAATTTAAGGCCCCCAAGAGCCGAAACATCTGCGACCTTGAGCCATGGTTGTACACAATTCTCAACAATATGTTACCTCAGTACACAAAGTACTTTGGGTATTGTGAGAGTGCACTAACTATGGAGTTCGGATCGTATATGCAGAAGCTCTTCAGTGAGTACAAGTTCAAGATGAAGCTTGTACCTGCTGACTTTCCCGATGATGCAGGTTTGAGATGTAGCTTACAGGGTCACCCCTGGAGGCCGCGTCTCTTTCATACCGTAGATCTTCTCGAAACCTTAGGGTTCAGTTTGAGCCCTATTTACAGAGGTGAGTTCGAAACATTCGAATTCACTTATGTAAAATTCCAATACCGTAAGGAAAGGAAGAGGAACGAGTTTATCAGGTACGCCCTAGAAATTTTTAATTTCCGGGACGAACTTGAAGACGAACGGTGGACCTCAAACACAGATTCTGGTCGGATCTCTTATCACAAGAGGATTCTCCTCAAGTGGTTAAGATCTGAACATGGCTGTGGTATCTCTAACGACAGTAATGTTTTTGGAGTACATAAAGTCCCCATCAGAAAGAAGGGTGG